GAATCTACATGCCGAAAAGAGATGGCCTTTGCGATGGGGTGGTCGTTGATTCCCCTAGCTCCGTTTGTAGCTCTATTTACGACAGGATTTTATGAGAATGGTTTTCAGTGGGGATGTTACGAAATACCGAACGATAAGGGGCAGAGATGATGAATGTAGCGAGAGTCTCGACGGTCGCGATCATCGGTTCGATAATGCTCGCGAGTATGATCAACGAAGGCCAGAAGAAGGTTCGCGAAGCGATCGCTGAAGAGCGGCTCGCGGAGATTCAGTACAACTCAGCGGTCGCTTGGAAGTCGATCGCTCTTAACGAGTATGTTCTCGGATTAAGGACAGGGATCGCTCTCGGAGAGTTCCGGGCGAAGCGAGCGAGACGATCGACGGTCTCGCCGCAAGGATGCGGAGAAAAGGAGAGAAACAATGGTATGGACATCAAGAGTTCAGCTCGTCGTCGCCTTCTCGCTTCTTAGCTTCTTCGTTCTCGAAGCGACGATGCGGATCGCGAACAGGATTTTCGATAATCGCGGCTTCCGTCTCGATGCCGGAGATCGCGGCCTTATAATTCTCGTCTGGACGGTCATGACGCTTGCGATGATCGCCGGATCGTTTTGGGGGAAATTCTGATGTCGACCCAGATCGATCTTCTCGGAAACTTCACGACAGCCGGACAGGAGCTCTTCAAGAAGAGATCGGCGTCGATCGTTCACTCTCTCAACGCTCGAATGAGGAAGCGCGGCGTCTCCGGTCGCCTGTCTCTCGATGTCGGACGAGCGGCTCTCGCCGAAGGAGTCGGAAAGCCTTGCCGTTACTGCCGGGAGCGGATCAAGATCGCGACGATGAGCGGCGATCATCCGATCCCGATCTCTCGCGGCGGCGATCCGTTCCTGATCGTCTGTATTTGCAAGTCCTGCAACGAGATCAAAGGCGAGATTCCTGACGACGAGTTCCTTCGGTTCATCGCCTTCATCAATACGTTCTCTCCGGAGTCTCGCGCCGATCTTCTCCGGCGACTCCATATGGGGGCTTTCGGAATCCGAACGATGGCGCGTCAGGCCGGTCGAATGATGTACGAGAAGAAGGCCGGAGCGAAGAAGGCGAGTCCGGTCGAGAAAGGAGAGTTCTTCTAATGCCTATCCTGATAACGAACGAAGGCGGGATCATGACGTTCGACGACGAGAAAAGCGTCGGCGGGACTCATAAGGTCGCGCTCGAACTCTGCATCGAAGGAGACGTTCTCGAAAAGATCGCTTATGACGAGCTGAAGGCTCTCGGCGCTGCCGATCTCTCGATCATCGACCGGAAGAGCGAGCGAGCGATCTTCAAGTTCTAGCGCTTCATCGGTAAAGGGAAGGACGATTACACGGCTTGTTACATCGAGCGCGGAGCGACGACAGAAGCCGAGCGCGAGTTCGACAAGATATATCCACCAAATGCGAAAGGAGAAGGTCGATGTCAAACCTGATCGAAGTTAGCGATCCCCAGAGTCGCGAAGCCTTCCGAGCCTTCGCGATGATCTATCCTCACGAAGCGGCGGCGGCGAACTGGACGGAGTTCTTCGCGCTCGCTCGCGAGATCATTCCGGACGTCACGGAAGCGGAAGTCCGCGAGACCTTGAAAGAGACGTAGATCGCGGGTATGCTCTCGAACGCGAAAGAACCGAAAGGAAAACATGAAGAAAACTAAAAGCAAGAAACCGGCGAAGGCGATCAGAAGGATCGAAGACCTTCGTCCTGATCCGAAGAACGCGAACCGGCACACGGAACGCGGCGGTGCGATGATGGAGACGAGCATCGAGCGGTTCGGATTCGGCGACTCGCTGACGGTCGACAAGGACGGCGTCGTGATCAGCGGGAATCAAAGACTCGAAACTCTCGCGACAGCCGGTCTCGGCGATCCGATCATCGTCCAGTCGGATGGGTCGCGTCCGATCGTTCATCAAAGGATCGATCTCTCGGCGAACGATCCGCGAGCTCGCGCTCTCGCCGTCGCGATGAACCGTGTCGGCGAAGTCAACCTTGATTGGGACCCGGAGCTTCTCCGCGAAGTGATCGAAGCGAACTCCGACCTGAAGTCTATGTTCTCCGAGCGCGAGCTCGTCACGTTTCTCGCGACGAAGGCTTCGCCGGAAGAGTTTCCGGAAGTCGGCGACGATCTCGCGGTTGAACATATTTGCCCCCGATGTGGATATTCATTCTCAGGAGGTGCTACATCAAAATCTGCGAATGTGGATGTAAAGAAGAAATCTCCGAAGTAAGATCGGACAGAAAGCCGAGACGATTCGCGACGAATCATCAAAGTCGCGGAAGGAAGAATTATTGGCTTCGTAAGAAAGATCGTGGATCGTCGGCGGCTCATGAAGAAGCGCGAAAACTAAAGTCTAAAGAGCGGTGCGATTTATATTCGATCGGCGGCTGTAGTTCTCGACTTGAGATTCATCATAAGAACGGAGATTTTCGAGATAACTCTCTTAGTAATCTCTCTGTTCTATGCACATCTCATCATCGGCTCGTCGAGCTTAGTCGGCTTACGCTTCAATCGCGAGATATGATTCCTTTCCGCGTAAGCATCGGTAAGTTTCGGAAGAGAAGGTATTCTAATTTATGACGGAGCCGGTAAGCGGCTGGAAGGCGATCACCGGCTTCGAGCGCGAAGTCGATCCGGACGATCCGTGTCCGACAGTCATGCAAAACGGTAGATCGATGAGCGGTCTCGTGATCCTGATCAGGAAGAAGGCGAAGATGAAGGTCGAAAACAAGCCACCGTATAGAGTACCGTCGATGAAGGAGATCAGCCGTGTCAGGCCGAACGGCTTCTCCGTCGTCTCGACGTTCTCCGGATGCGGCGGCTCCTGTCTCGGCTTCGAGATGAGGGGGTTCAAGGTTCTCTGGGCGAGCGAGTTTATCGAAGCGGCTCGCGAGACTTACGCGGCGAATCATCCGAACGTGGAGCTCGACGCTCGCGACATCCGGAAGGTCTCGCCGGAAGACATCCTGAAGGCGATCGGACGGAAGCGCGGCGACGTCGACGTTCTCGAAGGCTCGCCACCTTGCGCTTCGTTCTCGACGGCGGGAAAGCGATCCGAACATTGGGGGAAGGTGAAGAAGTACTCGGACACGACTCAGCGCGTCGACGATCTCTTCTTCGAGTACGCTCGGCTTCTCGAAGGACTTCAGCCGCGAGTCTTCGTGGCCGAGAACGTCTCCGGGCTCGTCAAAGGAGTCGCGAAAGGTTACTTCCTAGAAATACTCGCTCGCCTTAAGGGGTGCGGATATAACGTGAAGTGTCGAGTTCTCGACGCTCAGTGGCTCGGTGTTCCACAGATGAGACAGCGAACGATCTTCATCGGCGTCCGGAACGACATCAACGTCGAGCCGGTCTTTCCGAAGCCGTTCTCTTATCGTTATAGCGTCCGTGACGCTCTTCCGTGGATCACGAAGGTCGAGCAGATCGGCCCTCAGTTCACGCCGCAGTTCATCACGTCGAAGCGGTCGAGTCCGACGATCTCGGCGATGGGCAACTTCTCCTTCAAAGGATCGCCGTTCGCGAGAGTCGAAGCCGAGACGGACATCACGCGCTTCGCGATAGGCCGAGAATACGACCTATTGAAGCCGGGAGAGAGTACGTTCTATGGAGCTCGGCTCTGGAAGCCGAGTCAGGACAAGCCGTGTCCGACCGTGACTCAAGTCGGCGGTCAGACCGGAGCCGCTTCGGTCGCTCATCCAACTGAGAAGCGGAAGTTCACGATCGCGGAGCTGAAAAGGATTTGCGCCTTTCCGGACGACTTCGTCCTGACAGGATCATACGCGCAGCAGTGGGAGAGACTCGGTCGAGCCGTCCCGCCTGTGATGATGGCTCAGGTCGCCGAGTGCGTCGCGGAGATTCTCCGTGAGGCGAGAAAGGTGAAGCGATGAAGAAGGTTCTCATCGTCGGACAGGCTCCTTCGCGGACTTGTTCGGTTCCGTTCGCCGGTCGATCCGGAGCTCGTCTCGCGGAGCTCGCCGGTATGACTCACGCGGAGTTCCTTCGCCGGACAGAGCGCGTCAACCTGATCGACCGGTATCTCGGAAAGAGCGGTAAAGGCGATCGCGCTCCGAGACGCCTTCTCGACTTGGGAGCTCGAAGGCTCGTCCTGTCCGGAGCGATGAAGGGCCGGAAGGTTCTTCTCGTCGGAGCGGCGGTCACGCGAGCGGTCTTCCGGAACTTCGAGAAGTATATGTACGGCTTGCCGATATACTCGATCCCGCATCCTTCCGGAGTCAATCGAGCTTGGAATGATCCGCAGACGGAGATCGCGGTCAAGGTCATCATGGAAGTTATCTTCAGGAGAAGGAGAAAACAATGAACGAAGCGAAGATCGATCAAGTCGTTCCAGAATCGAAGTGGAAGTTCGACAGCTCGGTCGCGGAAGCGTTCGACGATATGCTCCGGCGATCGATCCCTCAGTATGACGTCATGAGACAGGCGTGCTTCGACATCGGACAGTCGTTCGTGAAGGAAGGAACGGAGATCGTCGATCTCGGATGCTCTCGCGGCGAAGCTCTCGATCCTTTCGTCAGGAAGTTCGGAGCTTATAATCGATACTTCGGCGTCGAGATATCCGAGCCGATGCTCGCGGCGGCGAGAGAACGGTTCTCCGGCTACAGGGACGCTGGTATAATCCGGATCGAGCCGGTCGACCTTCGCGAGAGTTATCCGCCTGCGCGAGCGAGCCTGACGCTCTCCGTCCTGACGGCTCAGTTCATACCGATCGAGCATCGTCCGAAGCTCTTCTCGAACGTCTTCGATCATACGGTCTCGGGTGGCGCTATGATCATCGTCGAGAAGATTCTCGGTGAAGGCCGGAAGAACGACGATCTCTTTGTCGAGACGTATTACAGCCTGAAGCGCGAGAACGGATACTCTCAGGATCAGATCGAGCGGAAGCGGCTCTCGCTCGAAGGCGTTCTCGTTCCGGTAACGGCGAGATGGAACGAAGACATGCTTCAGTGGGCGGGGTTCACGCGAATCGAATGCTTCTGGCGCTGGATGAATTTTGCCGGCTGGCTGGCGGTGAAGTCATGAGCTGCGACGCGCAAGTCTTCGGGCCGATATGTCCGGACAAGTTCGCGGAGCTTCAGAAGCGAGTCTCGGACTCCGGGCTCGCGATCTCCGGCCTGTCCGGTGAAGCCGAGTATCGCGGCTGCGTGATCTCGTGGAGTTACGATCCGGCTTCCTTCTCGCTTACGATTCAATGTTTGAAGAAGCCGTTCATCTTTAGTTGTGGAACGATCAACAGGAAGATTGAAGAGCTGATCGAAGGACAGGACGCGGAAGGAGAGAAATCATGAAGAGCTCGTTGACTCGAAGATCGGCGCTTCTCGCTTGTCTCGCTATGACAGGTGGGATCGCGGCGGCTCAGGATAAGAGTAACGGCGATAAGCTGAAGAGCGACGCTTACTATACGCCGGGACTGAAGCTCGCGAAGTATCGGCCTTCGGTGACGATCCTTCTCGCCGGAGAGAAGAGCGAAGGCTTCAGCGAGCTCATCGTTTCGAGAGACGGAGAAGAGATCAGGTTCTCGGCTGCGGATATTTGGGAAGCTCTCAGGAGCGATGTATGACTCGCGATCGCTGGAAGGAAAGCGGCGGGATGATTCCATTATAACGGACAAGGAGAAACGACGGTGCACATCACGAACGCCGGTCTTTCGATCTGCATGTCGGAAGGCTTCGACGAGCTCGTCATAGAGCAACTCGAAAAACTCCGAAAGCGAAGGTTCTCGCAGGAAGGTATAATCAACGGGCTCTTCGTCTTCGTCGCGATCTCGCTCTGCTCGTCCGAGACGAAGACGGCTCAGGCGACGCCGGGAGAGATCGCGGCCTTCGTGAACGATAACGTCGCGACGATCCGTCCGATCCTTGAGAGAGCGATCGGTGACTCGGCGGATAAGGAAGAATCAGGGGGAACGGTACAATGAAGAAGCTCGATCGCCGGTCTCACGCGGAGATTCAGGCGGATTATAAGTTCGGTCGCGGAGCCGGAGCTATGAGACTTAGGATTCTCTCCTTGGTCGAAGGCTATAAGACTTTCGACGAGGATACTTCAGTTATGCTGGAAGCGATAAAGCGCGAGATTATGATGCTTCGCGTCGAGAGGGATAAATGAAGAAGAAGCCTGTCAGGAAAGCGAAACGAAAGTCGAGAGAGTCAGCTCCGGATATCAGCAAGGACGCGCTCTCGCTCGTAGGAATGGCTCTGAAGAACCGATCCGGAAGGCCGACGAAGTACTCGAAGGAGCTCGCCGAGCGACTCTGCCGGATCATCGCGACGACTTCCAAGGGGATCAAGACGATCTGCGCCGAGAACGAAGACTTCCCGACTCCGGGGACGTTCTTCGTATGGTTGGCGGACGTTCAAGAGTTTTCAGACCTTTACGCGAAAGCGAAGGACGAGCAGTGTCAGGTGCTCGCCGACGACATTATCGAGATCGCGGACACGGCGAAGATGGGACAGGTCACGATCGCGACTCAGAGCGGAAACAAGAAGCCGAGAATAAAAGAGACGCGGATCGCGGACATGATCCGGCACCGGACGCTTCAGATCGACGTCCGGAAGTGGCTGCTCTCGAAGCTCGCTCCGAAGGTGTACGGAGACAGGATACAGCTCGCGGACGATCGCGAAGACCCGACGCTCGCCTTGATCGAAGAGTTCCGCGATGAGAAGAAGCGGATCGACGCTCGCTTAAACGGAAACGATGCCGCGAAGCCTTAACTTCGGAGACCGTCTCGGTTCTTACGCTTATACTGATCTAGCAGACGACGCGCGGGTCAATATCTTGGAGGGCTCCGTCCGGAGCGGTAAGACGTGGGCCCATATCCCGAAGATCATCCAAGCCGGTCACTATCCGGTCTCCGGCTGGCGCGTCATGACCGGCGTGACGAAGTCGACGGTATACGAGAACGTCCTAAACGATCTCTTCAACTTCATCGGCCCATCGAACTACAATTACAACCATCAATCCGGAATGCTTCGGCTCTTTAAGGCTCGCTGGCTCGTCATCGGAGCGAAGGACGAAGGCTCGGAGAAGTATATCCGCGGGAAGACGATCGGGATCGCCGTCTGCGACGAAGTCACGCTCATGCCGGAAGAGTTCTTCAAGATGCTTCTGACTCGAATGTCGCCACCGGGATCGCGCCTGTACGGAACGACGAACACGGACTCTCCGCTCCATTACCTGAAGCGCGACTATCTCGACAATCAAGAACTGATCGACTCCGGCCTTCTCCGGTCGATTCACTGTACGATGGACGACAATCCCAACCTGACGGAAGAGTACAAGGAGTCGCAAAGGAAGTTTTATACCGGCCTGTTCTATCAGCGGTTCATTCTCGGCAAATGGGTCATGGCCGAAGGCGTCATCTATCGCGACTCGTGGGGAAAACAATGCGAGTTCGACGACGCCGATCGTCCGGTCGGACTCTCCGGCGCTGGCGGGACGAAGGAGCGCGTCATCGTGATCGACTACGGAACGACGAACCCGTTCGTCGCTCTCGACTTTCGCGACGACGGAAAGATGATCTGGGTCGACGACGAGTACCGGTGGGACTCGATCAAGGAGATGCGTCAGAAGACGGACGGCGAGTACTGCCGCGATCTCACGAAGTGGCTGAACGGAGACAAGACTCCGCAGATCATAATCGATCCGAGCGCGGCGAGCATGAAAGCGGAGCTGACGGCTAACGGCTTTTGGGTGACGGACGCGAAGAACGACGTCGCTTCCGGTATCCAAAAAACTTCGACGGCTTTGTCTAAAGGTGTGCTAAGGTTCCACCGGAAGAGATGTCGCCGGACGATCGACGAATTTCAGGTTTATTCTTGGGACAAGAAGAAGGCGCTCCATGGACTCGAAGAGCCTGTCAAGAGCGAAGATCATGGCCCGGACGCGGCTCGTTACTTCTGCGAAACGAAGCTCCCGCTTTGGAGACTAATATGAAAAACTTCATCAAGTTCTCGCTCGCTTTGATCCTTGTAGCGATCGCGTCTTCTCCGCGATCCTTCGCTCAGGGGAAGGTCTGCAATCTTGGAGCTCTCTGCTCCGGAGCGATAACGGCGAACGGTAACGCGGTCGTCCTTCCGGTATCTCAGGACTTCGCGACCGTCGTCGTCACGATCTCTGGAACGTGGACAGGAACGATATCCTTTAAAGGAAGCGCGAACTCAGGCGCGAGCTATTACCTTACTCAAGGAACGCCGAGCCCTTCCGGATCGGCGACGAGCTCCGCGACGGCGAACGGACAGTGGCGATTCGTCGTCTCCGGCCTGACGAGCTTCGAGTCGATCGCGACGGCGGCGATCACCGGCTCGGCGACGGTGACGATCTCGATCTCTCGCGGAAGCGCGGCGTCAGGCGGTGGTAGTGGTGGAACGACGTCTCCGGGTTCTCCGGACGGATCGCTTCAGTTTAACAGCGGAGGGAGTTTCGCCGGAGTCTCCGGATCGAGCGTCGGAACTCCTTTCAGTTACAACTTGACGAAGGCGGCTGTCGGTTTCGGTGGAGCTGACGTTAACGCTCTTGGCGGCGTCTTTAATATTCAGAACGTCGCGAGTCCTTCGGCGACCTTTACCGGAACCGGATTGAACGACTTGACTGCTGGCGGGTATTTTGGATGCCAAGTCGGAAGCGTTCCGATCGTAACGATCGACGGAACGGGAACTCCGGATACTTTTAGCTGGTCCGCCACGACAATGACAACGCAGACTCATGTTCCGATCACCGGAGCCGCTCAAGACTTGTTCTGCGGATATAACGTAACTTTCGCGAGTACGACAGGTCACCACTTAGGCGATCATTGGACTCTCAGTCAGAATACTTCGACGAATCTTATTCTCTCGGATCGATACGGGAACGCGACAACTTACATTGGACCGAACGGAGCGTACTTCTCGAATCCGCAGTATAACGCCTCTTTTGCTAGCATCGACCTTAATCCGGTGGTGACATTTAATACTCCGTCTAATAGCTCGTGGTATAACTTGGCGCTTATAAGCTGGTTCTCCGGCTCTGCGAGCGGCGGCTCCTACACTGACCTGGAAATTACTCCAACAGATTATGATCGGACAACGGCAGCGTGGACAGGAACCTACCGAAGTCTTTTCGTGTCTCCTTCGATGAGCGGACACTCCTTCTCCGGATACCGCTTGATCGATACGGACGGAAACTCGATGTCTTGTACGGCTGGAAATTGCGCTCCCGAGACTTCGGCGATTCATACAAACGAGACGGCTGGAAATAACAAGTGGGCCGAGTATCATAAGGGGACGGCTCCTTCTTATTTTGGTGGACCGATCGAAGGACAGGCGTCGATCTTTACCGGCGTCGCTCTCGGAACTCCGACTCTCACCGTAACTCCGACCTGCGCCGGAACCTGCGCTTCGACTTGGAAATACGCGAAGGTTGCTCTCTTCGGAAACCTTCAAAGCGACCTAAGCGCGGAAGTAACGACTTCAGCTCAGGCGGCGACGCTCGACGTCTCTAACTTCAACACGATCGACGGCTCGTGTCCTGCTGGATACGATCATTACGTCATCGCGAGAACAGCGACGGCGACTTCTCCGGCGACAGTAGGATGGTTGAACTCCGTCTCGCCGACAGCTTGCGGAACGAACCTTGTCGATAACGGACTTCCGGCCTTATCTGACGCGAGCCTAAGCGGGACGGTAAACTTCACGGCGGGAGTAGGAATCCAGAAGAATCTCGTCGTCGGACCACCTGAGACTTCGCTTCCGATAAATAGCGGTCAATTCTATGGGAAGGTCGGAGTTCTCGTGAACAGTACGAGAAACGGAACGAGTTACGGTAACTTCGGGATCGGCGTCCAGACCGAAGACACTCAGGAGACATACGCGATCTCCGGAAATGGTTTCTGCTCGACGACTAATGGCTGTTACGCGACCGGAGGTAGCTTCGCAGGTTACGCGCTTACGGGAGCGAGTCTCGATATCGGAGAGAGTCGTGGAGCTGAAGTCTCGGCTTACGCGAACGGCTCAGGAACGGTCGACGTTGCTGCCGGACTCGATGCGTATCTCCGGCTCGCGGAGACGGCTCACGTCACGAACGCGATCCGTGGATACTTCTCTACCGGATACAACGCGACGCCGAACGTGACGAACTATTACGGAATAAAGGTCGACGACGTCGTTCTCGGAGCGAACCGATGGGCGATCAAGACAGGACTCGGAAAGGTCGACTTCGGAGATAACGCTTTTGGAACGCATCTAAGTCTTGTAGGTGGAGCTTATACGGCTCCGACGTTGACCGTTGTCCCTACTTGTTCGGGAACTTGCGCGACAACTTACGGCTACAAGATTACTGGCTCTTGGCGCGGTATCCCTTCGACGACATCGGCTCAGGTTACGGCGTCGAACGCAGCGACTCTAGACGAGTCTCATTTTAATACGATTAACGTGACGTGTCCTTCATACATAGATCACTTCGTCGTGAATAGGTCGTCGGGTGGAGTTGCTCCTTCTAATCTGAACGCTGGAACTATAACGGCTTGCGGAACTCCTTTCGTCGATAACGGAATCGCCGGAGATAGCCTGAACGTGTTCGCCTCTGCTCTCGGCTCCGTTAATATATCTGATCCGACTTGGGGTGGCCTAACAATGACAGACCCCGGGACGGCGTTCGGGAATTTCAGCTATCTTTACTCTTATGGGACAGATTATTACTGGAAGTCATTTGAGCCGTCCGGAAGATTCGTTCCAACCTTTATTATTCATGGAGTCGACGGATCGATTGAGTTCGATCCGGGGCAGGGAAGTATAGCGGCGTTAAAGATCGAAGGAAATACTGGCGGAGATCATACGACGAGTACGTTTAACGGCGATGTTATCGTTAACGGAACTATTAGGAACACGCCGACGACGGTGAGCGGTCTTCCGACCTGTAATACCGGAGCGGAAGGGACTCAGCTTCCGGTGACGGACAGCGATACTAACACTTGGGGTAGTACGGTCGTTCATACGAGCGGAGCTCTTCACGTTCTCGCGTACTGCGACGGAACGAGCTGGACAGTTATGGCGAAGTAAGATCAAGGAAGGAGAAGCTGATGAAGAATTTAATCGTTACTCTGACTCTCTTCGCGCTCTCGGCGTTCTTATGCCCGACGCGAGCGTTCTCGCAGGGGAAGGTCTGTAATCTCGGTGGCGTTTGCTCTGGCTCGATCACGGCGAACGCTCAGGCCGTAATACTTCCGGTCGCTCAGGACACGGCGACGATCGTCGTGACGGTCGAAGGAACGGGGACCGGGACGCTTCAGTTCAAAGGAAGCGGCGACTCCGGAGCGAGTTACTTCTCGGCTTCCGGAACTCCGCAGCCTTCCGGATCAGGAGCGACATCGACGACGGCTAACGGTCAATGGCGCTTCGTCGCGTCCGGATACACGAGCTTCGAGGTCGTCGCTTCGAGCTCGATGACAGGATCAGCGACCGTGACGATCACGGCGTCGAAAGGAAGCGCCGCGTCGGGGGGGAGATCGGGGGGAGCGACTAACCCCGGATCGCCGCTAAACTCGATTCAAATTAACAATAACAACTCGTTTGATGGAACGGTCGGAATCGGCTTCTCGAAGACGGCGGTCGTGATCAATCAGGCGAGCGGAGTTCCTTATTTATTTTCTGGTAATCCACCACTTCCAGCCGGAACTTACGACTTCAAGATCGCTATCACGGACGGAACGAACTACTCGAACATCGCGACGTGGACCGGTGGTTGCGTCTCTCCGGCGAACACCGGATGCGAGATCGACTATGATCCGACAACGACTCCGCTGACTCCTTCCGATACTGTCGAAGGATGGGTGTCTTTTAATGGTGGCGCTTATCAGCATCTTGTCTCAGGGAACGGATACGCCTATTTATATAACGGAACTCCGAGCGTCTATATCGACGGAGCCGCGACTTATGATTCCGTTCCGATTCCGGGAACGGTTGGTAACCTTTACGGTGGAACCTTTAGCGGAAACTTTCTTCTCGACGGATCGGCAGCTCCGGGAACTCTTATTCAAGCTAAGAACAAAAACGCTGGTGGCTATCCGGTAATTCAGGCGATCGGGACGGACGCGAGCTCTCAGGCTTGCGTAAGGTCGGACGCTGGCGTTACTTCTATCGCGATGTGCGCGAACTCTACTTACGTACAGCCAACCTTCTCGCTGTTGGATCGTTTCACGCCGGAGACCTTTTTCAGATTTTCCCCGGAGTCGCGGAAAGTCAGATCATGAACTGGGGGATCGAGAATCCGGGAACGGCTCAATACTGGGATTTGATGACGCATAATCATAACTGGAACGAGCTCGGAACTCCGATGACTAGCAGTAATTATTTTTCCTATTGGGGTGGAATAGGATTCACCGGAATGTTCGCGCTCGCACCTTACGACGACGGAGAGCTCGGTTGTCTTGGAACGGCTAACGGCTCATGGGGAAACCAAACCCAAGCGAACGTGAGCGACTGTACGGGCTCGAACGGTCCTCTTCTCGGAATATTAAAGCCTTCTATCACCGTGTTCTGGAACAACGTCGGACAGCAATCCGGAGCCGCGAGATGGGTTCAGTCCGGTTACGCGGTCGGTAAGTTTACGACTCCAACCTCAGTTACATCCGGCGACATAATCTGCCAAGACTCCGCGAATCCGGCGACGATGATAAACGCCGGACAGAACGGGCATTGCGACACTTACGAGATCGGGAAAGCGTACCAGAACTATAACGCGAGCTCTTACTTCGGAATCTTCGTCGATATAAAGAAGGGCGATGCTGCGCTTCCGCGAAAGGCGACGCTTCATCTCTCGACGGCGCAGCTCTTATCCTTCAACGTCGCTTACGCGCTATCGGCAGCGGCGAACGCTTCAGCCGGAGTGACTCAATATACCGGAACGATAACGCAATGCTCGTCTGCTAATGCGCTAGTAGGAGCTTACGTTCTTGTCGCGGGATTCTCGACCGGAGCGAACAACGGCGGCCCATGGTACGTCTCCGCGTGCGACTCGACTCACGTCACGGTCGCGAACTCAGCCGGAACGAGCGAGACTCACGCGGGAACGGCGACGGTGAACGGGTATAAGATTACTTCGGCTCCCGGAGCTTCGTTTTCGATATCTCCTTTTCAAATTTTCTCACGTTCTACGTTCAACACAACTCCGTTTACTTCTTCGGTCGCTTCGTTTTTTACGCCCGACTATATAGGCATGACTTCTGACTTCGCGCTATCTCTCGACCAAGCTGGAGGTACTACTTCAAGTTCTAATGTTACGAAGATAGCTTCGGGATACGCTGTCACGTCTTTCTCGACGGCTTCGACTAACGTCGCGATGTGGATACAGCTTGTAGATGGAAGTGGACTTGCGACTCCACATCTAACTCTAGGAGATGGGTCGCTTGATATAACTCTTATTTATAATGTTCTCTAAGTCTCCGGCTCTCAGGACGCGGAAGAGAGATTTATCCGAACACGATCGCGAGGTCTAGAAATGGTGAAGAGTAAGAAGCGAAAGGTCGCGAAGGCGAAACCGATCGGACGACCGGCTCCGGCGATCTCCGGTCTCGATCGATCCGTCGCTATGGACTACTTCAGGAACGCGGCGGCTCGGATGGGATACGGGACGCCGTCTCTTCCGGAAGCGACGGAGTACGATCTCGTCAGGCTCAGCAACAACTACTGGCTGATGCTGACTCTCTACCGGAATCACTGGATCAGTCGCCGGATCGTCGACCTTCCGGCTCAGGACATGACGCGAGCGTGGTGTCGCCTGTCCTGCCAGCTCGAACCGGACGAGATCAAGCGGTTCGACCGGACGGTCGCGAAGACGTTCACGGCGAACCGGATTTGCCAGACGATCAAGTGGGCTCGCCTGTACGGTGGTTCTGGAGCCTTGATCGCGATCAAAGGACACGAGAACCGTCTCGAAGAGCCGCTCGATCTCGACGACGTGAACCCGGGGACTTATCTCGGCCTGATCCCCTTCGATCGGTGGAGTGGGATTCAACCTTCTCAAGACGTCTCGACGGACATGAGCCGTCCGCTCGAATGGGGGCTTCCGCGATATTACGAAGTCACGTCGACGGACAAGCCGGAGTCGCGGAAGGTTCACGCGAGCCGGATACTCCGCTTCACCGGCCCTACCGTTCCTTCGCCGGAGACTCAGGCTCAGATGTATTGGGGAATCTCCGTTCTCGAAGTCTCTTATGAAGAGCTTCGTAAGCGAGACAACGCTTCCTTCGCGATGCTTCAGCTTCTCTTCCGAGCGAACATTCTCGCGCAGAAGAACCCGGAGCTTGCTCAGATGCTCTCCGGTCTCGGAATGAGTCAGCAGGCGCTTCAGAACTTCTCGATGAGAATGCAAGCTCAGAACGAGCTTCTCTCGAACCAGTCGATGCTTATTCTCGGAGCTGACGGCGAGCTTCAGTCGAACCAGTTCTCCTTCTCCGGTCTCGCCGAGCTATACGGACAGTTTCAAATGGATGTCGCCGGAGCCGCAGAGATACCGGTGACTCGTCTCTTCGGTCGAACCGTCACCGGACTCGGACAGTCGAACGACGCCGACGAGCGAATCTATGAAGAGAAGATCGCGACCTGTCAGGACTCGGAGTTGCGGCCGCAGCTCGACAAGTTGTATCCGGTGATCTGCATGTCGGAGTTCGGCGAAGTTCCGGACGATCTCGGCTTCAAGTTTCCGAGCGTTCGCATCCTGACGGAAGAAGAGAAGGGCGATCTCGCGGATAAAGGATCGGCTCCTGTGATCGCGGCTTACAACGCCGGACTGATCAGTCAGCAGACGGCTCTTAAGGAGCTTCGAGAGCTCTCGGATCGAACCGGAATCTTCACGAACATAACGGACGAAGACATCGACGCCGCAGAAGAGAAGCCTGTGACTCCGAGCGAAGGATTCGGAGAAGAGCCGGAGCCGGACAAGAAAGGCGGCGGCGAGACCGGAGAAGTAGGACAAGGCGGCGAAGGTAAAGCTCCGGGCGAACCTCCGAACCCGAAGAAGTTCGCTCGCCCTAACCCGCTCCGTCAGCTTAGAGAAGAAGCTGGCGGGGCTATGGACGAAGCTCTTCTCATCGAAGAAGTTCCGGAGAAGGCGACCGTGATCGATCGCGCTCTCGACTTCCTTCGCTCGGTTCGAGACTCCTTTCGCGAGACGGATCATCCGAGAGAGAAAGGCGGCGAGAATGCCGGCCAGTTCGCGTCGAAAGGTTCCGGATCGTCGAGCTCTTCCGAGAAGACGTCTCAGGCGATCGAGAAGCTGAAGAGCGCGAAGGCTTACGCTCCGGGAAGTCAGACGCAAGCCGATCCGGTCGAGAGCCCGATCAAGGTAGTTCCGAGAAACGATGCGGTCATGGCTTTCAGGACGGATCGAAGCCGAGACCGTAATGATCGAGTCGACTCGGCTCCGACGAAGACCTTGAAGACCGAAGACCTGAAGTCGTCTCAGCCGAACGTCGACCGGAAGATCGTCAGTTACTTCATCGAACATCCGGAAGAGATCAACAAGCCGAAAAGAGACAGCCTGTTTGGAACGAAAAAGAACGACCGGCGTCAGAACGTCGTCGTCGCGAAGACGGACGACGGTCTCTATGTCATGAACGGGAATCATCGAGTCGCGGCGGCTTCTCTTCTCGGAGTTCCAGTCAAGGCGAAGGTCGTCGACCTGACAGGCGAGCTAAACGCTACGGAGAAGCGTCCGGAACCGTCCGGTAAGGCTGAGACGGCTCCGAAGGCCAGATCGTCGCAGGAAGCGCCTGTTACTCCCGCGCCGGAGCCCTCTAAGGAAGCGAATCCGAAGGCCGAAGGCTCCGGAACCGTCTGGAACGCTGCCGAGCTCGCGAACGCGACCGGAGCGACGGAGAAAGACGTCACGGAGATCGAGAACTGGCACGATCATGAAGAAGCGAAGGAAGAGACGACGAAGGGGCGTCAGGAGAACGCGCTCGCCGTCGCCGAGTCCGCGATCGGCGAAGCCGAAGATCATCCGGAGCGTGTCTCGGTCGTCCGTTATAACGGAAAGCCGATCGGCGTCTGTTCCTTCGGTGGAGCGACGAAGATGTCCGGCGTTAAGTATGACGTCCTGAACTATCTCGCCGTTCATCCTGACATCATCGGCGGGAAGATCAAAGTTAAAGGTGTCGGGACGGCTCTCATGATCTCGGCGGCGAAGCGAGCGGCGAAGCACGAGCGCGGTCTCTGTCTCGCGTCTCTCGACGACGAGTCGAGCAAGTTTTACGAGAAGCTTGGAATGAAGAGAATGGGAAAAGGGAACACGTTTCTCTGGTCGTTCGACGACTGTCGAGTCGTCGCGGCTTATGGCGCTAAGGAGCTGAAGCGATGAAGATCACGGAAGAGACGATCGGCGAGATTCTCTCCGGAGCGGTCGAGTTCGAGACGGAGAACGGATCGCCGCTCGCGACAAAGAGCGACGAGTTCGCGGAAGAAGCGACGGACGCGGAGCCGGATCGCGGCGGTCACTGGGTAACGCTCGAA